AACTTGATAAACCAACCTTCTCACCAAAACAAGAAATAGACACTGATAACACATTATTTAGAGCGTGGAGAAAATAATGACATACACAGACTTAGTGAATAATGTTTTAAGAAGACTACGAGAAGATGAAGTTGAGTTTGTTGCTCAGTCTTCCTACTCTAAGCTTATTGGTGACTTTGTTAACGATGCTAAAACAATAGTAGAGAGTGCTTGGAAGTGGTCGGGTCAGAAGCAAGAAGTAACAGTTAACGCCTCTGTAGGGGATAGAAGTTATTCACTTCCGGGTAGTGGTGTTGCTTTTCAATTGGTTAATGCTATTAACAATACATCAGATAACTTCTTGGAGTATCAGACAGTAAATTGGTTTGATAAACAAATCAACACACAAGACTTAGTGCAGGGTTCTCCTAGCTTCTACACTGTCAGAGGCTTTGATAGCAATAAGGATAGTATTGTTGAGATCTATCCTATCCCTGACAACTCCTACACGTTGTTGTTTAACATCATCAAAGACCCTGTAGATCTTGTAGAGGATACAGATGAATTACTGTGTCCACATCAACCAATTATTCAAATGGCTTTTGCTATGGCTTTACGCGAAAGAGGTGAGACAGGTGGACAATCAGCAGGAGAGCAGTTTGTTATTGCTGAGATGTTTCTCTCTGACGCTATTGCCCTCGATGCTAACAGAAATCCTGAGCAGCTTATCTGGAAGACAGTTTAATGGCACAACCTATACAGACTATTAACATAGCAGCTCCGGGCTTTGCCGGTCTCAACACACAAGACAGTCCTGTTAACATGCCTGCTGTCTTTGCTGCGGTGGCTAACAACTGTGTTATAGATAAATATGGCAGAGTTGGTGCAAGGAAAGGTTGGACATTATCCACAACTGAAACCAACGCCAACCTTGGCTCTTCTGTTGGTGTTGAAGTGTTGAAAGAGTTTGTTAATGACGCTGGCGTTACTAAGATGTTCTCTGCTGCTAATAACAAGATATTAGTTGGTATTGAAACACTTGTAGATGTAACACCAGTGGGCTATACAATTACAGCTAACAAATGGCATATGGTTAATTTTAATAATCATATGTATTTCTTTCAAAGAGGGTATGAACCTTTAGTGTACTCAGGGGCCACAGACGCTGTTACAGCGATGTCTGACGTTGCCTTTGCCGCTGGTACACCTCCACAGGCTGGCGCGGCTCTAGCAGCGTTTGGCAGGCTCTGGTGCGCTGACTTTACTGCGGATAAAGTAACTGTGTATTGGTCAGATCTTCTTAATGGATCAGATTGGATAGGTGGTAGTAGTGGCAGTATTGATTTAACTAATGTATGGCCTTCTGGTCATGACTCTATTGTTGGAATGGATGCACATAATAACTTTCTTGTTATCTTCGGTAAACATTCTATTATTATCTACTCTGGCGCTGACACGCCATCAACGATGGAGTTGGTTGACAGCATCAACGGCATAGGCTGTGTATCTAAAGACAGTATAGTACACACAGGTAATGACATCCTCTTCTTAGACTACACAGGTGTTAGAGGGTTGGGAAGAACCATACAAGAGAAGTCAGCTCCTTTAGGTGATGTTAGTAAGAATGTTAGAGATGATTTAAAAGATTTAATCATAACCAGCACAGAAACCATCAAATGTCATTACAACCCTGAAGAGGCTTTCTATTTAGTTTCTTTTATAGATTCCTCTTTAATCTATTGTTTTGATACTCGCAGACCGCTGGAGGATGGTAGTTATAGAGCTACAACGTGGAACCAAGCTGCGCTGTGCTATGAGAGGGCTGTCAACGGTAAGCTGTACTTTGGAACAAGCGAAGGCATCGGTGTCTATGAAGGTTATGCTGACAACGGTGCTTCTTATATAATGAGTTATTTTAGCCACCCCCAGGTGTTTGAGAGTCCTGCTAATTTGAAGTTCTTAAAGAAAGTTTCTTTAGTAACTATTGGAGGCCCGCAAGCTGAAGGTGTGTTAAACTGGGGTTATGATTATGGTTTGGTTTATAGTAAACAATCTTTTAACTTTCAAGGCAGCACTAACCCAGCAATATACAACATTTCAGAGTACAACGAAGGTGCTGAATACAGCTACCCTATTATCGTTAATAAACCCACATTTAACACCAGTGGTAGTGGCATTGCTGTAACTGTTGGTTTAGAAGCAACAATTAATAACTTTGCTTTTTCATTACAAGAAATTAACATTTATGCGTTACTTGGGAGGATTATATAATGTCTAACTATACTAAACTAACTAACTTTGCTGCTAAAGATGCTTTAGCTACAGGTAACCCAGCTAAGATTGTAACAGGCACTGAGATTAACACAGAGTTTAATAACATACAAACAGCTAATAACAGCAAAGCTGATAAAGCATCTCCAACATTTACAGGTGTTGTTACTATGACTACGTTAAATGTTTCAGGTGTGCTTACTGCCGGTACAATAGATGGAGGGACTTACTAATGGCTGGATTCTTTGATAGTTTATTTGATGCTGGTCTTAATTACGCAGCGCAGCAGAAGGGTATTAAAGACCTGCAAAGCTACGGTAAAGAGATTAGAACAGGGTTTGAAGGGCTTGCCGGTAAGGCTGTGGAAGGTACTACGTTTAAACCGTTCACAGTTAGTACAGGGCTGAGTACAACCACTACAGATCCTTCTGGTGGTTATAACATAGCGTTGTCGCCAGATCAGCAGCGGTATCAGGCAGGGTTGTTTGGCGGTGCTGAGCAAATGATTGGCAGTGCTACAGGTTCTTTGCAGTCTAGAGAGCAGGATGTGTTTAACAGACTACAAGCTATGATGTCTCCTGCACAAGAAAGAGAGAGGTTGGAGCTGGAACAGCGCATGATGGGACAAGGTAGAGGTGGTGTCAGAACAGCCGCTTATGGCGGTACACCAGAGCAACTGGCATTGGCTAAGGCACAAGAAGAACAACGTGCTATGTCCTCTGTGCAGGCTATGGAGCAGGCTAGGGCGCAACAGGCTCAAGAGGCTAACATAGGTCAGGGGCTGTTCCAGATGGGTTACCTACCAACACAGCAGGCTATGGCCTCATTAGCGCCAGCCACTAACATATCTGACCTTATTGCCTCACTACAGAAGACAGGTACACAGGCCAGCACTGGCTTGTTGCAGTCTGGCTTGGAAGGAGATGTTAACTTACAAGCTGCCGCCTCTCAACAGCAGCAACAAATGTTTAGTGATCTTATTAAATCATTGAGTAGTCAGCAAAATGCAGAGACAGGGGCTACATCTCAGGGCAATATCATAACTGAAATTTTAAAAAAGATGAACATACTTTAATAGGAACATAATATGTTGATAGATATTCAATCAATGTTTAAAGACATTATAGAAACGCCACAGCAGCGCAGGTCTGCTATGCAAGCGGAAGGGGAACAACGAGCGCAGACGGCTGTTGGTACGCTGTCAGGGGCTGGTCGATGGGCAGCACCTCTTGTAGCTGAGTTGGAAAGACAGCGCCCAGAGCGCAGTGAAGCCTTACAAAGAGGCTTGGGAGGGATGTTTAATGCTATCCCCGGTGTTGAGAGAGAGACTAGGACACCTAGCCAGCAGTTACAGGGTGCGTTGGCTGGCATGGACATCACAACGCAAGAGGGTGTTACACAGGCTTCAGCGACTCTTAGAAACCTAGGCTATGCTGATAAAGCATTAGAGCTGGAACAGCAGTTTGCTGAGCAAGCTAGAGCAGAGGAAGATCGTACTCTTGGTCGAACGCTTAAAGAAGGAGAGCTTTCTTTACAAAAACAAAGAATGGCGCTGGCAGAACAAGAACAACGCAGCCGTGAAGAACAGCTTAGACTGCAAGCGTTACGAGACGAACGTGCGTATCAAGTACAAGGTTTTGACGTAGCTAATCAAACAGAACAACTTAGAATCTCTCGTTTAAACTCTGATTTACGCGCAGAAGAAATAGCAATACAGAGAGAACGGAATCAATCACTAGGACGAGCTGAAACAGACCAAACTAGACGTTACATTATGGAGGCAACTACAGAAGCTATAGAACAACGAACTAATGCTACTTCTATGTTAATGGTGGCGCAACAATACGAGAACTTGCAGCCACGGTCGGGCATCTTTGGAAGCTCTGCTGCTGCATTTAGGGAGTTCTTAGGCACACAGGGAGGAGAAGACGCTGTTAAGCAACAGTATATTAAGCTGCGTAATTCTGACGTTATTAACGGACTGCCTCCAGGCACTGCGTCAGACAACGATATACTTATCTTTATGGGGGGATGGCCTCCAGAAAATGCCAGTGCTTCTTACATAGCTTCGTTTATGCGCGGACAAGCTAAAGTATCCGCTATATCCTCTGAAATGAACGCAGCTAAAGCTCAGTACATTTCAGATAATAACGGCAACGTAGCGGGTTTTTACGATCTTTGGTCAGCGCAAAGTTCTGATGAGGATTTCTTAGAGTCTGTTCAGAGCAAATACAGTATTTCTTTTTCAGGTGAAGATGACACTGCGGTAAGGCAGTCATTGCTTGAAAACATGGGTATCAGTGAAAGTAATCGAAGA